TAGAGAAGTAGATAAGATTTACTTTTACAAAGATGGTTACGAGCGGATTAAGGTTCCTGCTGCTGAATACAATCCTTATAACTCTGAGTCATGGTGGTTTGAGGTTGGTGCTGGTGACTTGATTCTGTTTCCATCACACTTGACACACATGGTTGAGACTAAGGTAGGCGACGATACTCGCATTAGCATAGCGTTTAATACGTTTTTAAAAGGTTACATAGGATCGGACGAAAGTCTGACAGGTTTGCACTTGGGAGAAGAGTAATGGCGCATTTTGCAAAGATTGATTCAAACAATATCGTGACTCAGGTTATCGTTATCGATAACAAAGATACCGCAGACGCTAACGGTGTAGAGAAAGAATACATCGGTGCTGCTTTTTGTGAGCGTCTATTCGGTGGCACTTGGAAGCAGACTAGTTACAATGGAAACATTCGTGGCAAGTATGCTGGCATTGGTGATACCTACGATGCAGAAACAGATATGTTTGTTGCCCCTTTTGTTGAGGCACCAGTAACATCTAGCGTAAGCCTAAACTCTTTAGCTAGCGCGGATTTGCAGTCACTATGACGCCAGAGTTGCAAAAGTATTACGAAGATAGATTCTCAATGATGGCCACTCAAGGGTGGCTTGATTTGATAGAAGATATTGACGAAATGGTAAACGCATTAAATAATCTTTCTGCTGTTGAAGACGAAAAAAGTCTACAATTCAAGAAAGGCGAACTTTCTATTTTGCTATGGCTGAAAAACTTGCGACAAGTCAGCTCTGACGCTTATGAGGATTTAAATGCGCCGAATGTATGAATTTGCCTGTAAAAATGGGCATCGTATTGAAAAGTTGACTAGTTATGAGCTGGTTCAAGTTCAATGCGAGTGCGGTGGTAACGCCCACCGTGTAATATCCGCTCCAGCGTTTTTATTGGAGGGTTGGTCGGGGTCATTCCCGACCGCCGCAGCCCAATTTGACCGTAGGCATCGAGAAAAACTCGCTGCGGAGCAAAAAGCGAACAGATAACCAGATTCTGGCCTGTTTATTATTATCCTGGGAACCAAAAGATGGCAGGAAAAGGAAACCTAATATGTTAGTTGATCCAGAAAATGAGTTGCCTTCTGAGTTAGAGACAGAAGAAGCCAAGCTAGAATCTACGATTGGTAATGACAAACCAGACCTTCCTGAAAGGTATCGGAATAAGTCTCTTGAAGACGTTATGAAGATGCACCAAGAAGCGGAAAAAATCATTGGACGCCAAGCGCAAGAAGTCGGCGAAGTGCGGAAACTGGCTGATGAACTGATTAAGCAAAACCTCAATTCTAGGCAGCAACCTATTGCAGAGGAAGAGCAGGAAGTGGACTTCTATGAAGACCCACAAAAGGCAGTTCGTAATACGATTGATAAGCACCCTGACATCATTGAAGCTCGCAAGGCTGCAATGGAGTTGAGAGCGCTACAGACTCAGCAAAAGCTGACTCAAGCACACCCTGATTTCGAGCAAGTCGTTCGCGATGAGGGGTTCGTTAATTGGGTTAAATCGTCAAATATCCGCTTGGATTTATTCAAGCGCGCTGACGCAGAGTTTGATTTTGATTCGGCTAACGAATTGCTGTCCACCTATAAAGAGTTGCGTGGTATTCAGACGAAGCAAGCGACCCAACAAGCATCAACGGCTCGCCAGCAAACAATGAAATCTGTGCAAGTTGATAGTGGTGGAAGTGGTGAGAGTTCAAAAAGAGTTTACCGACGTGCTGACCTAATTCGGCTAAAAATGAACGATCCAGCCCGATACGACGCACTTTCAGATGAAATTATGCTGGCGTATCAAGAGGGTCGGGTCAAATAAAACTTTTGATCTAGGAGTAATAAAATGGCAAATACAGCATTTTCCCCAACCAATAGCGTAACCGTATCGAGCGCCGGTACCTTCGTTCCAGAGATTTGGAGTGATGAAATTGTTGCGTCCTACAAGAAGAATCTTGTTCTGGCCAATCTGGTCATGAAGATGAACTTCCGTGGCAAAAAAGGCGATGTGATTCACATCCCAGCACCAACCCGTGGTTCGGCATCGTTAAAAGTAGCTACCGACGCAGTGACATTGATCGCTGCTAGCAACACTGAAGTGCAAGTGACTATCGACAAGCACTATGAGTACAGCCGTTTGATCGAGGACATCGCTGAAATTCAAGCTCTGAACTCAATGCGTCAGTTTTACACTGCCGATGCTGGCTATGCACTAGCGCGTCAAGTAGATACCAACTTGGTTCAATTGGGTCGTGCATTTAACGGCGCAACAGTTGGCACCGACGACTATGCAACTAGCAACACAACCACCAAAGCCTTCATCGGCTCAAACGGTACAACTGCATACAACTCAACATCGTCTAATGCAGCCGCTCTGACTGATGCAGCTATCCGTCGCACAATCCAAAGGTTGGACGACAATGACACCCCAATGGATGGCCGTTTCTTCCTGATCCCACCATCAAGCCGCAACACATTGATGGGTCTGGCTCGCTACACCGAGCAAGCATTTGTTGGTGATGGCAATGCAATCCGCAACGGCGAGATCGGTAACTTGTACGGTATCCCTGTGTTTGTTTCGTCAAACGCTGATACTGGCGCTGGCACTTCAGGCACCGACCGTATCTGCTTGATGGGTCACAAGGATGCAATGGTTCTGGTTGAGCAAGTTGCGGTTCGCTCGCAGACTCAGTACAAACAAGAGTATTTGGGCACTCTGTTTACTGCTGACACTCTGTATGGTGTTAAAGCAATGCGTACTGCGGCAACCGTTGGTGGAGCCTTATCGTCCTCGGCATTCGCCTTGGCCGTACCTGCCTAATTAAACTCCCCACCTTCGGGTGGGGGTTTTTAACCTAATTAGGAGAACATTATGGCAACAGCATCGGCAGTAACTGTACGCGCAGGCAACGATCAATTCCGTGGCCTGTTTTCTGATACGTGGCTGGTAACAGCTACACTTGACGCTGGCTCGTTAGTAGATGGCGCTGGCGAAACTGATGACGTAACCGTTCCAGGCGTTGCCTTGGGCGATATGGTCATTGGCGCATCATTGGGCGTGGATTTGGTTGGTTTGACTGTTACTGGCTACGTTAGCGCAGCCAATACTGTTAAATTCCGCATCCAAAATGAGTCAGGCTCTACCGCTGACTTAGCATCTTCAACATTGCGCATCGTTGTAGTTCGTTCATTAGCATAAGATTCAGGGGCTTCGGCCCCTGATTTTTTAAAGGTTGTTATGGCTACATTTAGATGCCTTCAAAGTGGTCAAATGGTTACGTTTAACCAGCCCCACGATATAGATAGCATGAAAGGCCATGCCGGTTATGTACGCATTGATGAGGTTGAAGATTCAAGCGATAGCGAAGAATCTCATCAGGTAGTTATGCGCCCACCGGAGGCTCAAAAACGGCTTGGGAGGCCGAGAAAGATAGATAATGTCTGATATCGATTTGCGCGAATTTGGCAAGCTAGAAGCTCAAGTTGAAGTGCTTCAAGTTGAAGTTAGCGCATTGCGCGATGACGTCAAAAAGCTATTAGCTATGGCCAACAAGTCTAAGGGCGGTTTTTGGGTCGGTATGGCCATTGCGTCAGCCATGAGCGGCGCGGCGGCATTTGTTATGGATCGAGTCTTTTTTAAATAGGAGATAGTCATGATGTACGGATCAAAAAAAGATAGTAAGTCAATGAGCGGCTACAAAACAGCAACGGTAAAGGCTAGCAAGCCTAGCAAGCAATCCTCATCTATGGGTATGACCCAAACAAAGATGCCAGTTCGTGGAATGCGCACAGCCAAGAACAAGGCTAAAAAGTAATGAAGGGCGTACCGCACTATTTGCCGGACGGAAAACTTTATACCGGCGCAACGCATAAGTCCGGCAAAACTTTAATGACGGGCGAAAAGCACACAAAAACCAGTAAGGTTTTGACGCACACTAAACCTAAGCAAAAGGGGCAAAAATGAAGTCTAGAATCTATGCCACGCTATAACTAAGGATTAAGATATGTCAACATTTCAGTTAGACCCTAATCAAGTGGCTTTGGGCGTAGGTTCTATGGGTACTACCCAAGCGGCTACAGTAACAACTAGCAGCGTACAGATGACTGCATTTGGCGCAAACACTACCCTAATTCGCATTGCTTGCGCCAATGGTCATTGTCATTTTGCGATTGGAGCTAATCCAACTGCTTCAATTACAACAAGCCCATTAATCGGCAATAATCAATCAGAAATTATTGCTGTAACGCCAGGGCAAAAGATTGCTTTTATTAAAGATGCCGCAGTGACCACTTCTACAGTAACCGTTACGGAGTTAATATGAAAAACGGACTCTATGCCAACATCAACGCCAAGCAAGCCAGAATTAAAGCTGGATCGGGTGAGAAGATGCGCAAAGTAGGCAGTAAAGGCGCGCCGACAAAAGCTGATTTTGTACAGTCGGCTAAAACAGCAAAAAAGCCTAAAAAATGATTAAGCGCGGTAAAGAGGATTTTGCTGGCTATAACAAGCCTAAAGCGACTCCAAGCCACCCGACCAAATCCCATGTAGTCCTAGCCAAGGATGGGGATGAAGTTAAGCTGATTCGTTTTGGCCAGCAAGGCGCTACTGGTAGCCCAGACGGCACAAAACGCAATGAAGCATTCAAAGCGCGGCATGCCAAGAATATTGACAAGGGCAAGATGAGTGCGGCGTATTGGGCAAACAAAGTTAAATGGTAGCCAAAAATAAAGTAATTTCTTTATAATAGGGGCGATGGCTTCTTCCCATTGGGGATAGGCAAAAGCTGGCTCTGTAAGGTTTGCGGGGAAGCGAATGACCTATCTTGAAATTGTAAATTCTATTCTGGTGCGATTGCGTGAGCCGACGGTATCAACTGTCGGCCTTGATGCGTATTCGACTCTTATCGGCAAGTTCGTTAATGATGCCAAGCGCCAAGTCGAAGACGCCTACGATTGGAATGTTCTCGGCCAAGAAAAAACCGTTACTACTGTTGCCAATACGTATGTCTATTCGTTGACCGGAGCAGGTCAAAAATTCCGTGTATCAAGTGATCCGCTAAATACGACTAGCAATGTTGTCATGCGAAATATTAGCGTGTCCGACATGCGCCAAAAGCAGAATTTCACACCAATTGTTACCAACATACCAGCTCAGTATTGCTTTGAGGGTGTTGATGCTAATGGCGACGTTGAAGTTCAATTATACGGTCGCCCTGATGGCGTCTATACGATCAAATTTTTCCTAACTATCCCACAAGCAGCGTTGACATCTGACGGCACATCGGTGTTGGTTCCTGATGTAGTGGTTGAGCAAAATGCTTATGCACGAGCGCTAGTTGAGCGTGGCGAGGACGGTGGATTATCTTCATCGGAAGCATACAATTTGTACCGCTCTATGCTGGCTGATTATATTGCGCTAGAGGCTACACGCTATCCAGAATCACAGGAGTTTGTTCCAGTATGAGTCAAGCACTTGAACGATTTAGCGTTAACGCACCAGGCTTTTATGGCTTGAATACGCAAGACTCGCCATTGGATTTGGCGGCTGGATTTGCATTGACTGCGATTAATTGCATTCTGGACAAGTACGGTCGGATGGGCGCACGTAAGGGATGGACGAAAGTTAATACCAGTTCGGGCAATTTGGGCGCTAACGATATTGGCGTCATCCACGAATTGGTGCTTACTGGTGGATCGGTAACGACTCTATTTGCTGGAAACAATAAGATATTCAAATTAAGCGGCACAACCGTTACTGAGTTGACCTATGGCGGTGGTGGTACAGCACCAACCATTAGCGCCAACAACTGGCAGTGCGCATCGTTAAATGGAGTAACGTATTTCTTTCAGTCCGGTCATGACCCAATAATTTATGACCCAGCGGTTAGTTCTACAACGTACCGCCGAGTAAGTGAAAAGTCTGGCTATGCTGGTACGGTTCCATTAGGAAATATTTGCATTTCTGCGTATGGTCGTTTGTGGATCGCTAACAGTACGTCAGATAAAACAACGCTGACGTTTTCTGATTTGATTGCTGGCCATATTTATACGGGCGGCACAGCAGGTACATTGAACGTCAATAACGTATGGGCTAACGGTGCTGATGAAATAACCGGCCTAGCAGCGCACAACGGCTTTTTGTTTATCTTTGGCAAGCGGCAGATTTTGGTTTATCAAGGTGCGACAACACCTAGCACAATGTCGTTGTACGACACCGTGGTAGGTATCGGTTGCCAATACCGCGATTCGATTCAAAGTACAAACACCGATGTCGTATTTTTGTCCAACAGCGGTGTGCGCTCAGTTCTTAGAACCATTCAGGAAAAGTCAGCACCATTTCGTGACTTGAGTAAGAATGTTCGTAATGACTTGATGCAGTTGGTAGCAGGTGAAACGCCGGCAAATATTAAAGGCGTTTATTCAGAAATAGACGCATTCTACTTATTGACGTTCCCAACGGCGGGTCAAGTCTATGTGTTTGATACGCGAAATGTTATGCAGGATGGATCATCGCGGGTAACTACGTGGAACGACATTAAACCAACGGCAATGTATGCGTTACGCAATGGCGACCTATTGATTGGTAAGAATGGTTACGTTGGTAAATACGGCGGGTATCTTGATGACACTAGCACGTATCGAATGCAGTATTACACCAATCATGCCGACTTAGGTGATGTGGCCGTTACGTCGATTGTTAAGCGCATATCCATTGTTGCTATTGGCGGTTCAGATCAAGTGGTAACGATTAAATGGGGTTACGATTTTTCAGAGAATTATTTGTCTCAGAACGTATCAGTTCCAACGCAAGGTATTTCTGAATATGGCACGGCTGAGTATGGCGCTAACGGTGTACCTGTTGCGCAGTATGCCGGTGGCATTGTGATTCAAAATTTATTCTCACAAGCTACTGGTTCAGGCAAAGTTTTCCAGACAGGCTATGAAGCAGAAGTTAATGGCTTTGAATTATCTATTCAAAAGATTGAAATTTTGGCCAAACGTGGCCGTATAAATTAAGGGGCGGCAATGTCTGACTATACCAAATCGACCGACTTTGCATCTAAGGACGCGCTGCCATCGGGTAATGCGGCCAAGATTGTTAAAGGTACTGAGATTGACACCGAATTTAATAATATTGCGATTGCTGTTGCGACTAAGGCTGACTTAGCCAGCCCAGGCTTTTCTGGTAGCCCAACAGCACCAACGCAAACAACTGGCGACAATACATCTAAGTTGGCCACAACAGGGTTCGTGCAAGCGGCATTAGGCGCTTTGTATCCTGTTGGCTCTATCTATACCAATGCGGCGGTTAGCACCAACCCTGCGACGTTGCTGGGGTTTGGTACATGGTCAGCATTTGGCGCTGGCCGCTTCATGGTTGGTCTTGACGCAGGTAATGCAGCGTTTGATACAGCGCAAGAAACTGGCGGCTCTGCTAATGCGATTGTGGTTAGCCATACTCACACCGCAACATCAAGCGTTACCGACCCTGGCCACAACCACACAATAGGGTTCCAAAATCACACAATCGATCAAAATGCTGGATCATCAGCTCTTTCTAAACAAGGCACATCAAACACAAGCACGGCGAGTACAGGCATCAGCGTTAGCACCAGTATTAGCACCGAAGGTTCAAGCGCAACAAATGCAAACTTGCCGCCGTACATCGTTGTTTATATGTGGCGTCGCACGGCATGAGCGCGGTATTGGAGAATGTTGGCGGTGAGATTACTCACCACTTTTCGGATGGCTTGTATGCCAAGGAAGCGTTTGTCCCTGCTGGCACGGCCATATTGAAGCATACGCACAACTTTAGTCATCTATCTAT